ATACTAACAATTTTGCAATTGTTACATTAAGTAATATTACTAGCTTGACGTTATATTGTGGCTAAGTCTAAAGGAATGGGTATCAAAACCTCTGTGAAGTCTGGCAATTTTCGCAAGACTAAACAGGGGGCTGGTATGACAAAAAAGGGAGTAGCTGCTTATCGTAGAGCTAACCCCGGTTCTAAGTTAAAAACAGCCGTTACGGGTAAAGTTAAAAAAGGTTCTAAGGACGCTAAAAGACGTAAGTCTTTCTGCGCTCGTTCTGCTGGACAGATGAAACAATTTCCGAAAGCTGCTAAAGATCCAAATAGTCGTTTACGGCAAGCCAGAAAGAGATGGAAGTGCTAATGGAAAAAGATATTAAAAGCGAAGTAGCTGTACAAGCTAACGAGATTAAACACATTCAAGATGATATGGATGAGATGAAAGCAGATATTGAACAGATTAAAAAGTCTTTAGCTAATATAGACAAAATGTTGTCTGAAGCTAAAGGCGGTTGGAGAACCTTAATGTGGGCAGCAGGTGCAGGGGGGGCTGTTGCCGCTTTTGTACTTACAGTACAACAATTTTTTTGGGGTAAATAATGGCTAATACATACGATAAAAAAGAACGTGAAAGGATGGGTAAGTTTTTAAACAACCCCAAGACTAAAGGCATAACATTTGAAGAGTACGAAAAGACTAAAAACAATCCCGTCAAAAGCCGCACAGACAGATTTTTAGATTCAATTCGCGAAAACACAAAACAAGACAATGAGAGATTGCTTAAAAAAGCTAGAGAGGCAAACAAAAAAGAAGCTGAAGAAAAAAAGCGTAAAAGAAGTGGGGGTAGGGCTGGTGGAATTAATCCTAGCACTCAATTAGAAGGTAAGTTACCCGGTAGAAAAAAAATGCGTAAAGGCGGCATTGTTAAAACTAAAACTAGAAAATTTAAAGGTGATGGTATTGCCAAAAAGGGTAAAACGAAAGGTAGGTTTATATAATGGCTAAAAAAAAGAAAAGCAACATAAATTTTTTGCAGATAAAAGATTTACTGTCTATACCCCAACTTGCAGAAAGAATATATCAGAAAAATACAATTGAAGCTAAAGAAAATAAAAGTAAAAAAACAAATAAAAGTAAAATAGATTCTTCTCAAATAAAAAATTTATTATCTAAACAAATGTATGATTCGCCAAAAGGTGGGGGTAGGGCTGGTGGGGTTAAGCCTAGCACTTTATTAGAAGGTAAGTTACCCGGCAAAAAGAAGTTTAGAATAGGCGGGCATGTAAAAAAGAAAAGAATTGACGGAATAGCGAAGAAAGGTAAAACTAGGGGTACGATTATATAGATTGAAAGGTTATCAATGGCGCATTTGATAAGCAACATCCCTTACACAAAAGTATGGATTAGAAAAGAGTTTACACATGGGCATCAAAAATATCACGGGGAGTTTGTTCACGGATTGGCAGTGGCTGTTACAACCATGCCAGATCGTTGCCTCAGCTTCCAAATTATCTTCACAGGATGTGAAGCAGACGGGGACAGCAACCCGCATGGAGGGGCAATGTGGGCAAGGATGCCTCTCACAGGACTTTGCGGGGACATCCCAATGGATGACTGGCCCGAAAGAATGGAAACACACCTCGCACAACCATGGGATTGCCCATCACACACGCACTCAATCATATCGCTCGACAGATGTAAACCAAGCCCATGGCTTGCAAAAATCGCAGGAGAGTTTCATACAGCGAGATATCTCTTCACTGTGGACTACACCGAAAGCGAAATCGCAGACTGTCCAGCCCAACACAAGCAGAGTCACGTTATGGTGCTAACTGATGGTCAATGGAAAGGTAACATGGTAGCATTACCTAACAATAGAGTTAGGGTAACAAGCCCTGCGCTATGGGTTACAGGAGAAGGCGCACCAGATTTTAGACCTACACAATTTACACATTGTGCAGAACAAGACGATAGTTATATGGACCCAGAAGTAACTTTTAACAACTTATATAAGGAGTAGAGCATGGCTAAGATGCCTATGACAAGGAATCCTAATACAGGCAAAATGCAACCCACATTTAGTATGGACGGAAAAGGTAAGATGGCTAAAGGTGGAACAGTTAAACAAATGGCTAAAGGCGGTGCTTTAAAAATGGCTAAAGGTGGTGCCTTAAAAATGGCTAAAGGTGGAGCAGCTAAACCTATGGCTAAAGGCGGATCAGTTAAAATGCGTGGTGGTGGCATGGCAAAAGGTTACTCTGTAGGTGGCGGCCCTGTTAAAGCCAAACCTAAACCTAAAATGGCTAAAGGTAGTGCGTCAGGTGGTGTTAAGAGAGTAGCTAAAAAAGTAGCTAAAAAAGTAGCTAAAAAAAGGAAGTTAAGAACATGATGCCAAGTCGTGGAATGGGGGCTATTGAAAAGTCTAAGGTAAAGAAACTTAAAATAGGCGGTTCTGTTGGAACTAAAAAGAAGAAATCTGCTAAAAAATCTGGTTCTAAGCCTTCAAATCCTTCTTTATATGCTCGTGTAAAAGCTGAAGCCAAACGTAAGTTTGATGTATACCCATCAGCATATGCAAACGCATGGCTAGTTAAGACTTACAAAAAGAGAGGTGGAGGCTATTCATAATGTCTCTTAAAGAATGGTTTGGTAAAGGTAAAAAAGGTGATTGGGTTGATATCGGTGCGCCTAAGAAAAAAGGTAAATACCAAGCCTGTGGACGAAAATCTACTAAAGGAGATAGTAAAAGAGCCTACCCTAAATGTGTACCAAGAGCTAAAGCAAAATCTATGACTACTACGCAAAAGAAGTCAGCAGTTCAACGTAAAAGAGCTGCAGGGAATCCGGGAGGTAAACCAACTAATGTTAAAACAATCGTCAAAGCCAAGAATACCAAGAAAAAAAGGACAACCCGCAAAGTCTAAAAAACATTCAGATTTATATACAGACGAAGATCCTAAAGGCACTATAAAAGGTTTGAAGTTTGCAACAAAAGAGGATGCAACAAGAAGTGTTAGTAAGATTAAAGGTAGTGGCAGATCAAAGGCTCATAAAATACAAGCAGCCATAGCTATGGAACAAAGAGCAAAAGTTATGGGAAAAAGAGATGCCGCTGGAGTTTATAGAAGATACATTAACAGTGTGAAAGCAAAAACATAGATGGCTACTACAGATACAACTGCTTTTAATTTAAATTTAAATGATATAGCTGAAGAAGCGTTTAGTCGTTGCGGCACAGAAATGCGAACGGGTTACGATTTACGTTCTGCAAGACGTTCTTTAAATTTACTAACTATTGATTGGGCTAACAGAGGTATAAATTTATGGACTATTGAAGAGGGGTCTATCCCTTTAACTCAAGGTACTATTACTTATGATCTACCTGTAGATACAATTGATCTTTTAGAACATCAGGTGCGTACAGGAACTGGTAGCAATCAACAAGATTTAACAATTAGTAGAATTAGTGTATCTACTTACGCAACTATACCAACTAAAAACAATACAGGCAGACCTGTTCAAGTATTTATAGACAGACAATCAGGAGCTACTAATTCTTCTGGAGTAGTGCAAAACCCTCGGATAAAAGTTTGGCCTGCACCAGATCGAAGTGATACATATACATTTGTATATTTTAGGATGCGAAGAATACAAGATGCTGGAAATGGTATTAACACTCCAGACATACCTTTTCGTATGTTGCCATGTTTAGTTGCAGGTTTAGCTTATTATCTTTCTTTAAAAATACCAGAAGCTGCAAATCGTATGACAATGTTAAAACAAGAGTACGAAGAACAATGGATAGTAGCTTCTAGTGAAGATAGAGAGAAAGCTCCATTACGTTTAGCACCTAGAGAGTTTTTGTACTAATATGACTGCCGCATTTGCTCGTGGAAAAAAAGCTATTGCAGAGTGCGATAGGTGTGGGTTTAGATATAAGCTAAAGCAATTAAAAGAGCTTACAATTAAAACAAAAAGTGTTAATATCTTTGTGTGTCCTACATGCTTTGAGAAGGATCAGCCTCAGTTACAAATTGGAATGTATCCAATAAATGACCCGCAGGCACTACGAAACCCACGACCCGATTTAACCAGATTTCCTGCATCAAAGTCTAGGAACTTTCAGTATGGATTTAATCCGGTAGGGTTTGCTGATCCATTAGAATTAGGACTACCAAATAATCTAGTTGCTAGTACAGGTATAGGTGATGTAACAATAGAAATAACTTAGGAGGCTTTATGAAAGAAGTTACAAAATTTAAACAACCAACAGATGTGCCAGTGCCAAAAACAGGAGGTTATCCTGATAAGGTAGCTAATACTCAAACAGTTGTAACAAGAGGGTCAGGAGCTGCTATTAAAGGCAATAAATCATCGACTAGGCTTGCATAATGAATTATTCAACGCTTCTTGAAACTATAAAAGGGTTTTGTGAAAACGATTTTCCTGACACCTCTTTTACGGATAGTGCAGGTAATTCTGTTTCTTTAACTAGCACAGAACAAGTTAATACGTTTATAGATCAAGCAGAGCAAAAAGTTTTTAACTCAGTACAAATTTTAAATTTAAGAAAAAATGTAACGGGGTCTTTAACAGCAAGTAATCAATACTTAAAAACCCCTTCTGATTGGCTTTCTAATTTTTCTTTAGCAGTGATTGATTCTACCACGGGAGCTTACAGTTATCTTTTAAACAAAGATGTTAACTTTATTCGTGAGTCTTTTCCAAGTCCTACAGCAACTGGAACTCCAACACATTATGCAGTTTTTGATGATAATACGTATATATTAGGCCCTACACCGGATTTAAGTTATGCAATGGAGTTGCATTATTTTTACTATCCACAATCAATTGTCACTGCAGGCACATCATGGCTTGGGGATAACTTTGATTCTGTATTGTTATATGGTGCTTTAATAGAAGCTCATATATTTATGAAAGGTGAAGCTGACGTTTATCAAAACTACACAGCAAGATATAATGAAGCTATGACTTTGTTGAAACAATTAAGTGAAGGCAAAAACCGTCAAGATATGTATAGAACACAACAAGCGAGGTATGAGGTCAAATGATAGGAAATAGCACATCAGCATTACTAGGGGGAAATGTAAAAGTTTACACAACTTCTAATAGAGGCTTTACCCCAGAAGAAATATCTGAAAGGGCTGTAGATAAAATTATATCTGTTGGTAGTCAAACACATCCTGCTATTAGAGAACAAGCAGAAGCGTTTAAAGAAAACATTAGAAAAGTTATAGTTCACTACATGAAAGAAGCTATAAGCAGTAACAACACGACATTGGCACATAAGTTTAGGCAAGCAGGGCATCCTGAATTAATAAAAATTTTAGACGAATAGGGAGTTAGGTATGGCAATTACACAAGCAATGTGTACTTCATTTAAACAAGAAGTAATGTTAAGTATGCACAATTTTCATCCAACAGGTGCAAGTGCGGCTAGTACGTTTAAACTTGCTTTGTATTCATCTGGAGCAACATTAAATGCCTCTACAACTGGGTTTGTTACAGCGGGCGAATGTGTAGGAACTAATTATGTGACCGCAGGTTCTGCACTAACAGTGATTGGAGTAACGTCAGGCTCTACATCAGGATTTGTAGATTTTGCCGATTTAACTTTTTTAAATGTTACTTTAGCAGCAGATGGAGCATTAATTTATAATAGCACTCCGTTTACATCAGATAACGCTGGGACTACTTTAACTAATGCGGCAGTAGCAGTGTTAGACTTTGGAGGATCAAAAACAGCAACAGCGGGTGATTTTACAATTGTTTTTCCTGCGGCAACAAGTGCGGCAGCAATTATTAGAATAGCGTAAAATGCCTTCTAGCGAATCCTTTATTGGCTGGGGTTCTGGCACTTGGAGTAGAAACGGCTATGGATCGCCAGTAATAGAAGTATCTGTAGATGGAGTTAGTGCTGCTGGTTCTTTAGGCACTGTAACTGCGGTTGTTGGTAAAGCTATTAATGTAACTGGAGTTTCAGCAGCAGTATTTTTAGGAGTGCCTTCAGTTAGTGGAGGTGCTAGTGCATTAATAACGGGTTTATCTGGAACGGCTGAATTAGGAGACTTTCTTGTTAATGCAAATGCAAGTGTAACAATTACATTAGGAGTTTCAGGTATTGGAACAGCAGGTAAAACATTTATTTGGGGGGAAGTAGATACAGATCAAACCCCCAATTGGGATATAATAGAAGCAGCATAGGAGGACATTATGGCTTCGTCAGCGTCACCAGATTTAAAAATTCAACTCATGGCAACAGGGGAAAACTCTGGAGCATGGGGAACTGTAACTAATAATAATCTTTCTGCTATTGAAGAAGCTATTGCAAGGACAACGGATGTTACTTTCGCTGCGGATGCTCCAACTGCGTCTGTAACATTAACCAATTCAAATGCTTTGCAGGCTGGAAGAAACTTTCGTTTAAACTTAATTGGAACAGGTACAGCAGGTCATGTTTTACTTTTACCGACTGTTGAAAAAAGTTATCTTATAAACAATACCTTAACTGTAGATGTTTCGGTTAGAAACGGCACAGCCGCAGGCACAAATTTATTCAATACACAAACAGTACCCGCTGGAGGTGCAGCAATAGTATACACCGATGGGTCGGCTGTAACTTCTGCTGTTAGTAGTGCAAGTGCTATGGACATAGCAACCACTTTAAGTGTAGGTGGTGCTGCTTCTGTTGGAACAACTTTAATAGTTAGTGGTGCTGCTTCTGTTGCAGGAACTTTAAATGTTGAAGGGGAAGTAGGCAACGAAGTAGGCAATTTTGTAATTGCCCCTACTACACAAATAGTAGAAGTAAAAGGTGGTGGTTCTACAGATGGTCAAATACAACTTAATTGTAGAAGTAATTCACATGGTCAAAAAATAATGTCACAACCTCATAGTGAGGCTGTTACTAATGAAATGCTTTTACCAAAGGGTGCTAACTCTACGTTGGTATCTGAAGCAGGAACAGCGACTATAACTAACAAAACTTATTTTGATTTATCTGGTAACGTAAGACAAGTACCACAATCTAGGTATATTACTACACCCGGTAAGCATACCGCTGCTGCTACAGACGTAGGTGACTTTATACATCTACATTCTTCAGATCAAACTTTAGCGATAATAGCAAGCACCTTTACAGCAGGAGATATATTTTCAGTAGTTAGTCATGGTCAATCTGCTAATTCAACCACTAAATTTTCTGCGGCAATTACCGCATTTGTTGCAGGAGCAGAAGCGTCAACTGCGGTAATTACAATAACTAATAACGGAGTTTCTTCAGTATTATTTACAAGTGCTGGAGGTTGTATTATTACAGGGAATATAAGCTAATGACGGGGATACATCAACTTCTCTTTACTAACTTTGCCGCTGGAGGCGGAGGCGTAACTCAAATTTTAGCTTTTACTGGAACAGGTTCTTGGACTTGTCCTACTGGTGTAACTGAAATAGATTATTTAATTGTTGCTGGTGGAGGTTCTGGAGGTGATGGACGAGGTGGTGGCGGAGGTGCTGGAGGTTTTAGAACAGGCACTGGATATGCTGTAACTGCTGGAGAAACTTACACAATAACAGTGGGTGCAGGCGGTACTGTTGAAGATGTAGGTCCAGG